TTATGATCTTCCACAGCATGTCGCTAGAATCATATCTAATGCCAAACGTTTGCTTGGTTCCAAGAGAGGACGCTATGTTTGAGACCTCAGTTGTCGTTAACGTTGTTCTAAAAGCAGCAATGACGCTAATCGGCACGTCGCCCGTGCTTATGAGATTGCTTATGGTTACCGCACCTTGATTGGTAACGAGCTTCCCCGTTAATCCAACACCGGTACCGTTACCGATTATACCGACCACCGAGGCTTGCTTACCACTTGAAAACTTGATCAACGACCCCTGCGAAACATAATGCCATGCTGATTGCACGCTGGCAGAGCTTCCAAGAGGTATGGCCGTGCTTTGATCAAAGAAAGCACCAGTCGTGCTCTTGGTGAGACTTGTTATGGTCTTCCATGTATATCCGGCCGGTATTTCGATCCTAGGATAGTTGTAATAATAAAAATTCTTCAGCTCAAGTGCTTGCGTTTGGTTACCAAAGCTACCATTTAGAAGAGGCTGTATCTGGGTGTTCACCACAACGGTATAATTGATTCCAGGCGACGACAAAACGTCCCGCATGTTCAGGGCATTTTCGCTATAAAGGATTCCGTCAGTCCCAAACACGTTTAGGTCGTTGTAGCTGCCGGTCGGGTCGGTCACATCTAGATATCTGCTTTGACCGCTATAGATCCGATTAACCGCCTTGTTCTTGAGTATCTTGCCGTTTTGCAACGGAAAAAGATTGTAATCCTCTCCGTTGACCATTCGATCCTGCGTGTAGTAAATCTGCGGCGCGTTTTGTGCGATGCGGAAATTGCTTTCGGTTCCCTGTGCATTATTAACCGTGTATGTGAGGTTCGTCGTGAACGAAACGTTCCACACGTTGCTAAGGTTATCAACATAACTAAAAGCAAAGGTTTGGTTAGCAATATCGCTTGGTCGTATTTGATATGTTAGATTGTTGCTGGTTCGATACCAAACCCTAACAACTCCGATCGGAACATTACCAAAATTACCATCAGCAAACCTAATGCTGATCTGATCATTTCCGTTGCTGTCTCGGCTTATAACGCTAAAAATATCGCGCTCGTTCTTATCAAGGCTGTTGTATATCACGTTATATCCGTTAACGGCCGGGACCTTTTTCCATTTCTTGCTAACTAGACCAGACGTGTCAACGTTTTGAACCCAAACGTCGGTTTGGTTAACACCGTCGGCATTGACATCTATCACGCGGTTTGGGACCGGCAGAGTGCATTGATAATCCTTAAACTGCATGGTCCCTTGCTTGAAATATAGGAAAAATCCGGCATTTGGACTTGAATATCCGTTACCGTCGTTTCGATACACGATGCCCCAGGAATTGAGAGGGTCAGGATCCACCTCATAGAATGACCCACTGTTGGCTAGATTGGTCACCGATCCCTCATCAAAGCTAACGTTTGCTAGCTCCATCGACAGGTCATTGCCGGCCACGCTCGCCGTGAACGGTATGACGCCGGTCGGAACAGAGGTGTTGTTCATTTGGTAAAGCTCGGTAGGAATGCCTTGCACGGATCCACTCTTGGCAGGATCACCAAACGTGTTCGTCGAGTTCAGCGTTGCATTGATGACCAATATAAACTGCTCAAACCAATCGGCATTGTTTTGATCATTCCATATGATCTGCACGTTTTGTAGATTATTACCGTACGAATCATATATCGATTGATTCGTTATCACGGTCGTGATTTTCAACAGCCCGCTAGCTGGTATCGAACGCTGAGGCTGATAGCTCAGCATGCGGGCCAGCCTGAATATGCTTTCCCTCCTTGTCGCAGTATCCAGGAAGTTTTCTCTGGTGTTGAGATCCATCCTGAACGCAAGGCTTTGTCCTAGGTATGCTAGCAGATCAACCAGGGCGACGAACTCGGAGCTTTCGATCCAATCATTAAAATCCTCGGGGTAATTCAACCGCACATAGTCAACCATCGCAGCACGAATGGTGTTAAAGTCGTATGCATTAAAATTAACCTGCGTGAAGGCCGTGTATATGACTCTCCAATCTTCTCCGGCAAATAGCTGACTTTGCCTAACCTGCTGTGTGGTTGCCATTCTTCATTCCTTAGATCACATTGACCCGCTTTGGGCAAGGCTTCGCCGATCAAAATCAACCGCAAATGTCTTGATCGCATTCAGCGGGACATACAACAGGACCATTTCTATCCGAAGCCCATGGTCCTTTTCCGAAACATCGATGGACTGTAGCTGGACCCTAGGGTCAGCGTCGATCACCTTTTGTGCTTCATAAATCACGTCGTTTCGGACCACATTGAGTGGTTCGAACAAATAATCCCAAATCCCACACCCCCATCCGGGCATCATCACCCGTTCATTGCGCCTGGTATAGAAATGATTCAAGAGATCCTGTTCAACCAGCTTGAGGTCGACCAGCTGCTGTCCTTTTGGGGCACCAACGGTTGAGTATCCGACGAATAGATTTTTGGTCGTTAAAGTTGCCATTTCAATGATATTTATCATGGCTAGAACAGCCATTTTTAGCTTCTTGACTATCGTCAACAGATAGATAAAACTTGCATTGAAGGGCAATCCTATGGAGATGAATCAAATGCCGACGGTGGAAGAAACCATACTAGAGTATCTAAACGAATCAAAGCTGATCGCTACCGAAGTTAGGTTGGATCATAAGCTCGACGACGATCTAGCATTGGATAGCCTCGACGTGGTCGAGCTCACCATGGTTATCGAAGAAAAGCTCGGGATCACGATCGACGACGATAACGATATCAACGTCTCGGGCAATGTTGGAGATCTGGTCGAATCGATCCGTAAGAAATACGGTCTCAGTTGATGTCCGATTCGGACCTAATCGAAGAGATCGCCAAGACCATTTATTGCGATAGCTATACACAATACGGTACTTGCACCCCAGAACGCTGGAAGCGAACCAGCGAGGGACAGAGGGATTTCTGCCGGGGCCAGGCTAGGGCCGTCGTGGATCTCCTTGTTTCCAAGAAGCTGCTGTTTCGATGATCCCATAAAATCGGCTAAAATAAATATCTAGTCGTTTAAGTGTGGAGATGCCATGAAAATAACCATCAAGGGTCGGTATTTTTCCGATGAAAAACGCCGCTTGATGGTTGATTTCGCCGAATGGTGCGGAAAAAAGCTTTTAAGCCCGCAGATGCGAAGAAACATGTCAGTGACCATTCACATTGTTGGACCCAAGATGTTCAATAAGGAACGGCTTTATGGCACCACCGATGTGAATGATGACGACGACTGGGATAGGCCCAGGAACTTCGTCATCAAGATGACCAGCAGATTTGAAATCCTTCGCAGCCTAATGATTCTTTCGCACGAGATGGTCCACGTCAAGCAGCACGCGAAAAAAGAGCTAGCGTTCTGCGGAAAGACCGGTAAAACAAAATGGCACGGAAAAAAGATCGCAGACGGCGATCTGGATTACTGGGACCTCCCATGGGAAATAGAAGCGCATGGACGTGAAAAAGGTTTGGTTTATCAGTGGGCAACCGAACGAGGCTATTCTAGCGAGTCTTGGCTAAAAGAGGTTTTTTAGCCACGTCCATGGATTCCGGTTGACACATTGCAGCAGCGTGTTACTATCTTGCATGATCAGCAGGAATCTTACATGTTGACCGATGATACAGTCCAGCTCACCGCCGAGGACATGATCTGCAGGCTAGCTGGGATGTGCAACCATGCCAGCACGATCGACGGATCTGGATTTTCTCGCATGGACGCTGATTTTGGGCACTCTCTTGCTGAACATGCGTCTTCCGGCAAGGCATGGAGCCCAAAGCAGGCAGCAGCGGCCCTCAAGCTACTGAGAAAGTACCAGAAGCAGCTCGGTGGTCGTGAATTCATGGATAATTGGCTTGGATCCCCCAAGTTTAGGATCGAGCCGGATTCCCAGGCAAAAACGCCCAACAGTCCGTCGCGGACGCTAACAAGCGTTGACAGCAACGCATTGTTCGTCTTCAAGTATGACACCGATCTCGTGCAAGCGATCAAGTCCGAGATCAGAGGGGAACACAAGGGCAAGAAATTTTGGCCGGTTTGGCATCCAGATAAGAAGTGCTGGATGGTCACTGTTAACGAAACAAGCATCTGGCCAATCATGGACATTGCCGATCGGTTTGGGTTTGAAATCGATCGTCGATTCACAGATTACTTTGAAAAGGTGCAGGAAAAGGTCAGCGAAAGCCGAACCATGCTGTCCCTAAATGACGGCAGGCACATCGTCGTCGTATCAGACAAGATCATAATCTCGGTTGCAAACGCAGCCATTCTCGAGGAATTCGAACATGCCATTGGTAATTAACACGTCGGACTTAATCAGCCAGGATCGCAGCGAAATCATCGAGATGTTCGATGATCTTGGCATCCAGCATGGGGAAATGTTCGACGATGGTCGTCGTTGGTGCGGAGTGTGTGAACACCCACGGATTGCCGTGCATCCGGTCCATGCGAAAACATGGACCGACAAGGCCTGCAAGTGTTGCAATGCCGTGTGGCCAGAACACATCGAAGAGTTCATGACCGGAATCATCGAGGAGAATGAGGAGCTGGAATCAATGATTCCAGCTACGATCAACTAAAACTCGGTTGACCTCGCTGAACATTGGTGCTAGATACTAGCTCGTTGCAAGGGAGATCCAGGGAATGCTCTCCGTAAAGGCCAGCGTCGAAAACGCCAGAAAGATTCTTCGGCTTGGAATCAAGCACGGCCTGAAGATCGATCCACAACTCAACGACATCCTAGACAGCGTTCCCAAGGTCCGCTGCATCCCCGGATTCAAGTTTGAGCTAAAGGATTTCCAAGCAGAAGGCGTGGCGTGGCTTGAAAGCCAGCTGGGTACCGGATTGCTTGCGGACGAGCAGGGCACCGGCAAGACCGTGCAGGTCATGGCCTATGCCCACAAGAACCGCATGTTTCCCATGCTGGTGGTATGCCCTAATACCCTGAAGTACAACTGGCGCAATGAAATCATTGCGATGACCAGCCATGCCTATCGCATCAATGTCGTTGGAAAGAGTTACAGCAAGAAGCAAACGGCAAAGCGGTCCGAGCGGCATCCAAACGTGATCTACAGCAAGGGTCCCACGGCAGGCTGCGACGTTTACATCATCAACTACGACATCCTGGCCGCTAGCATCGAGGACCTCGAATCGCTACACCTGCGGTTCATGGCGATCGATGAAAGCCACAAGATCAAGAATCCGGATGCCAAGCGGACCAAGGCATTCATGCGCCTGGCGATCGGCGAGGTCGACGAAAAGAAACCCGGTGGTCGATACGAAACGCAAAAAGTCGCAAACGGCATCAGCAGCGTGGTGCTCATGAGCGGTACACCGATGGTCAATCGTCCAAAGGAACTATGGACGAGCCTTCGAAGCATCGGCGGCTGGGTTCCAGAGTTCAGCACATGGAATCGCTTTGCGTTTCGCTATTGTTCACCGTCCAACAACGGATATGGCTGGAATTTTGGCGGCGCCAGCAATACCGGAGAGCTT